CAAAGTCGTAAAGGTGCAATTCAGTAAGCTCATCTAATGTCGCTACATTGAAACCACCAATCTTTTGTATAAACGCATCACGCGACGGGCTGTACTCTAGTATATCAGATATTCTAAGTGACAATCCCTCTGCTACGTCGGCTGTTAAGAACAACCCAGCATCTAGTATATGGCGTGTAGCTGTGTTTGAATTTGCTGCTGCAAGTTTCTGTACGCCAACCAATGCTCTTGCATCAGGTGATGAACCGTCACGAGCTTCATTAAGACCCGTAACGTCGCGAATCATCTGCAAGTAATAGTTATACGTCTGGATTAAAGTTTGTAGCTTCTGACCGCCCGCGCCTGTCTGTAACGGCTGAATAGGCACTTTACCAGGGTTCATATCACCCTCTTGTGTAAATGACCTACCAATAACAGAACCCGTTTGGAAGAACATGTTTAATGCTTCTTGAGGGTTGTAGTTTGTACCGTTACCTAAATCAATTTCAGCAAGACCATCAGCATCCATATAAACACCATCGGGCATCATCTTAGATAATACTTGCTGCATCTTTAAGTGTGTAAGCTGAACCATATCAGCAAAGCCAGTACAACGACTTACAATAGACTCGATACGGCCTTTATACATTCTAGGCGCTACAATACTGTAATTCATTTTTACTTTATTGTAATCGCTCTTAGGACGCATCATGTTTTCTGCAATGCCCCATTCAAGCAGTATGCTTGTACCCAATACTATTGCACCTTCATAAAGTACTTCTAGTGAGCGTGATGCTTTAGCAAAACCTTCAGCATCAGCCGGCGGGTTAAACTGGTCGTCACGTAGTATTACTTTCTCGGCGCCTGTAGCTGTTTCTTTAATCTTGTACACTTCATTCATGTACGTCTTGTAATTGAAGTACAGTATTTGAACGGTGTTTGAATCGTAGTAGTTGTCGTTAATCTCGCTTCTATTCCAGCTACCCGTTAGGTTTTGTGATCCACTACCTTTAATTTTGTCTAAATCTTCTTGCGTTAGCGAAGGATACTGCTTCTTAAGCTCACTAATCGGTATGGTCTTTACTTCACCAACATAATAAATGTCTTCAAAGTATGGTGATTCCGTGTACGAATACACTAGGTTAGCCGGGTCAACATAATCAACTAAAACACCTTCTGATTCAGAGAAAGTGTTTTTAACAGCACCTATACCAATGGTTGTTAAATCGTGGTATACACGTCTTTTAATTAAGTCGTACTTGTTGCCCTCTAGCAATGTGTTTATCGCAACCTCTTCAGCAATTTCAATACCTTGCTTGTAGCTGAGCTGCATATGTAGCTCAAGCTCTTCTTTAGATTCCGGCAATGCCGCAGGGTCGTTTTCGTATAAGTTAATACCAAATGCTTCAGCTGCATAGTCGTTGAGCTCTTTAGTTTGCATGTCTCTAATAATAGAGTCCATGTACTTTGTGCGCTTTTCAACACCGTATGGATCTTGAGAGTATGCCTTAATATCAAAAGACCGATCTGCAATACCGTTAACAACAATATCAACAAATTTAGAAAGTATTGGGACTGGCTTCCAATCAAGGTTGAGATAAGATAAATCACCATTTATGGATAGCTCGTCTTTATATTTCTGTATAGGCTGTTCACCGCGTGCGTATAATCGTAAACTGTGAAAGCTGTCTTGATTGCTTCTGAATCTTACGCTCCCTTGGTTGCCATCAAACCACTCGTTCTGAATAGCTCGACCTACCTGCAGGCCATAAGCAGGCGACATCTTTTCTTGGTCGCTAGCCACTTGGCTTGGGAAAAAGTTACTTGCAGCTGAGTTAGCCATATTGTTATTTTATTATTTTTGAAGTAAAACCGTCTTGGCTGTACCTAGCCACTTTAAGGTTTAATTTTGTTTTCTGTTGCTCTCCTACCGGCCTGTATAAATCTTTATGACATGCCATAATTGCGAGACCTGAGCTGATAGAAGCATCGTGTTTTGTACGATTGTTTATATCAAACTTAGACCAGTCGTTAAGTGTATCGTTAAAATACATTGCACCATACTCGCCTTCACTAAGCATACCAACGTGTTCGTTAATATACATTTCAATTGCAGCAGCGTGTGCTTGCTTTATGTCTTGGCTAGAGTTCGGTATTCCACCTATCTCTTTTTCAGTTACGGAGAGCTTGTTCCATAATCTGTCAGGTCGGTTCATCGAATAACCTCTGTAGCCTCTGCGCTTAAAATGGTACAGTAACCTAGGTTTGTTATTCTCAGCAAGTAATGGCATTCCGTAAAAGACGCACGCCATTAGTACGTCTTCGAAAAATATCTCCGCTGTCTGAGGCCTAGCTATGTATTCTAGAAAGAACGTGCTAGGTGGTGCATTTTCCATGCTGAACTTTGTTAGTCCGTGCAATGCGCCTTTAGAGCCTCTGCCGTCAGTCGTGCCTGAAATATCGTAACTATCACAGCCAAATGCACCAACGTGCTCGTTACCTGGATAGCGTGTGCCGCTTTTTACAATCTGTCTGTTTTGAAGATCGGCCCCTGGTACCCAAGAGACTTTAAACCTGCCTTGTGGACTAGGTATAAATACTACCTTTGTGTCCTTAACACCGTTCTCCCACTGAAAATTACCAGTGGTTATAGTATTAGTATTACGCAAGTCGGCGTTATAATCAATCTGTTCGTAGATTTTCGCTAAGTTAAAAATACTATTCTTGCTTTCATCACGAAAAGCATGGTCTGTAGTACGAGGGAACTGGCGATAGTATTCGTTTAAAGCATCCTGGTCTCCTTTAAGACCCTCAACTTCGTTCTCCCAGTAATCTATAACCCCAACTTCAATTGGGTCGCCGTGTGGTCCTAATACTTCTTCTTGAGGTGTATTAAATACCGGCTGTCCGTACTCATCAATAAATCCTTCATAGTTCCACTCCATTGGTATAAAGAGTGCGTATAATCCCGATCTTGTTTGACCATTGTTGTTTCTTTTGTTTACGTCCGAATCTAAATAAAGCTTTTTAAAGTTGTTACCACCTTTATCTAAAGCATTCGATGTACTACCCATTAAACACTTCCCAATAATACGAGCACCAAGACGCAAACACGTTTTTGTTACACGCCAGTTGTTTAATATGTTATCTGGTCTTTCCCACTTACCACTCTCATCGTGCACAAGCAGTCTAAGCTTTTCACCATCGTAAGAGTTATCACCGGTGTTCTTCCAGTCAATTGTAGTATCTAAACCCTCTAACTGTATCTTGGTTTCCTGTGCTTGTATGCTTTTACGTGTTAGCTTAGAAGCAGGAACCCTATATGCCAGTTCAGTCTTCGGTCTATCCATACCATCTTGAATAGGTTTGAAGAAAAACGGATAGTTAAGGGATATGGGTACGACTTTGTCGGTAAACATTTTTTTAGCATCGCTACCCGACTTAGATAGGATACCGAATCGTGCATCACTTGAGATGGTTGCCATGTTGACCGTTTCTCCTGATGCCATAAATGAGAATCCACTCCGTCTGTTTTTAAGGTAGCACATTCCGTAACTCCTTGTATCAGCTTTGCAGGCTTCCCAAAATATAAAGAAGAGTCTATTGGCTTCGCGGTAATCTGGGTTACCGACATCAATCTTACTCCACTGCAGGTACATGTAGTGAGTGCCAGTAATATAAGTAGGCTTGCCTTTGTTATAAAACCAATAACCGTTATCACGCCTATTGAATTCTTCGTCAATATAAGCTTCCCATTTACCTTTAAATTCATCTGGATAAGATTGCCAATCAAATATACTCTTAATATTTTTAAGCTCCTTAGGGTACTCCTGAACAGCCCATCTGTTTACGCCTTTTTTTAAACCCTTAGGTTCTGGGGGCAGCGCTATAACTAAACCCTGTATCTCAATGATTTCGCCAATCTCCCCTGTCTTGCTTATAACAACAAGGTCTTGTTCTTTATTATAGCCGTACTTCCACTTCTTACCTTTATTGTACCGATGTATTGTGGTAAGCTTAACTGGTTCTACGGTCTTTACTAAATATTGCTGGTACATTACTTAGAACGTCTTTCAGCAAACCCTTTGAATGCTTCTTTCGCATCTTCTTTGGGTCTGTTCTCTAGTATTCTTTCTTCTTCATCGATGCGATTTAAAATTTCAAAAGCATCAAATATTGCAAGCTTCTTAGTTGCGGCAGCGTTCTTTAGCCTGTCAGCAGAGACATCGTCTTCTGTGTTTGTAATGATTTTTTCTTCTGCTACCTTAATGAGTTCCTCAACAGCCTTGCGTGCTGCTTGGATTATATTCTTCTTCGTCTCCTTGGTACTCATATTTAATTGTAATTTGATTGGTAGGCACACGATACAATCGTTGTCCCTCTATATTAAATTCGTATTCCATACCAGGCTTAAACCCTACAAGTGCACCAGTTTCAAAACTATCACTAGCATATTTGATAATACCTATTGAGGGTTGCTCCTTATGCATATCAAAAGTTTCCTTCGCTTTTATAGGCTTAATGAAACAGTAACCGTCTAATGCTTGCCACTCCGTGTTTCTTTTGTAAGCGTAAATCTGGTCTGGTTGTACAAAGAATGCGTCTTCCTTGTAATATGCTTTGCTGTTCTTTTCTTTCCCTCTGATGTCGCGAAAGCGTCTAAACACGTTATGATGAAGTATTACCTCATCACCTGGTTCTATCTCAGAGTCAAAAGCCAGTGGTGTGTTTGTTACAACACCTAACCGGCTAGTGTAATTGTGGTTCTGTACTTCTGTATTCAACAGTAATTTTTTACCGCCGAGGTCTTTTTCTGATGTTGACCTACCGTGCTTTGGCCGCACGATAAAGTTAAATATGCTTTGCATCACCAATTAAGATCGTATTCTACAGATACTGCCATGTTCTTATTAAAGTCTTTCCACGGCATTACATTGTCACCCTTTTGAATATAGATAGAGTACTTGTCTTCCTCTTCTATAATGTTAACTATAGTATGACCGCCATACACTTCCTGTCCAACAGAATAGTGCATGGCGTCATTTTTATAGTCCTTCCCTACACTAATCTTGCGGATTATCTGCATCTTCTGCTTCTGTAATCTCACCAGTAGTTAGGTTTACGGTTACATTACCGTACTCTTCTTCTAGCGCAGCTTGCGTTTCTTTAAGCTGCTTAATTAATCCATCAACCTCTGCAATAAGCCCTTGCTTTTGCATTTCGACACCGCCAATTGTAGCTTGTCCTTCGTTGATTGCGTTTACTAAAGATTGTAGTGTCTCTAGCTGTTTGTCTGTTACTTTTTTCATTTGATTTAATTTAATTGTTCTGTATTATTATTACCTGTGTTTAAGGTAACTCAAGTTCCTCAGGCTCAGGCGGATTGCAGTATAAGCTATCTGGGAACAACCCGCAATAGGTTTTAGCATATTCGTCTCTAGAGCTTGATGATCCGTAAGAATGAATTCCCATAGGCGTTGGCCAGACGATGTACTGGTCCCAAGAAGCTAAAGGCTCCCCGTCCCAATATACATCAACCGCATATACATCAGATAGCACAGCAGCTGTTAGTTCATTACCCTCATCGTCATAAGTAGCAGGAGTAACCGTAAGGTATCCTAGCTTAACGATAGCGTGTGAATAAGTTGGGTTGCCTTCCTCATCGTGGGGGAGTGCTGCAATGGCGGCATCTGCAGCCGCTTCATTGGTGAATTCGTATTTTCTCGTTAGTCGTGTCATTGTCTTATAATGTTGTGAGAGTTATTGCATCTGCTTGAGATAAGGCCTCTGGAAAGTCTATGTATTTTTTTAATTCAAAAATATGGCGATTGCTTGAAAATTTAACAGCAACATCCGCATTGTCAAAAGTTACTCCCGTTGTGCTCCCGTATAAAGCCCCGTTGATGTAGTACGAAATTTCATCACCATCATAGGTGACGCATATTTTTGATTGACTACCAACATTTACCCCGTCATTTGTTGAAGAACCGAAAATATAACCTCCATTCGTTGAGCCTAAATATAAATTAGCACCAACGTAGCCATTGAGGTAGATGCTTATATCATTAGTTGTTCCGCTTATGTCTAAACTGATAACCGGAAAACTCTTGTTTGATGCTTGGGAAACAACATAATCAGCAAAAAACGAAAAGGATTGTGTTGAAAATCTACTGCTTATTGCGGTTTCCATTTCATCCTGCCCCCTCGTAACGCTCCCCGTTCCCGAATGGTTCGGGATGTAGCTTGTTGGGTAGGAGCCTTGTTCTACTTGATAGCCATAGATATAAACACCATCATTTCCAGTAGGTACAAATGGGCCGAGAGCGGTTCCGTTATCACTTAAATAAACACCACTAAACTTGCTCGTTGAAGTAGCAACATCGGTAATAGAACAACGATACCATCCGTTCCCAAAATTTTCAATTTTTGAATCAACTAAAGTGCCGCCCGTTGTGCCTAATATCGTCCCCGTTTCTAAATCAAAGAATCTACCAGCGTAGTCGTTTAAGAAAATTAAAGCAACATACCTTAATTCTTTCTTTTTTAGGAATACCGAAAAAGTATAGGTTTCGCCATTAGTTACTGATGGAACAAAAGACATATAGTGTTGATTTGTCCCTCCATTATAAGCGAGGACTCTTGCGTTGTTTGTCCCTTCGGGAGTAGCGTCCGTTGTAGTTAAAACCTGCGCAGCATCAATAATGTCTGCTTCTTCAATGTATTCACTATAAGGAATCAAATTCGTCCTACTCGGTTCAAGCAAAAGACTCGGACAAGTCGCACCCCCCGAATAGTCAAAACGGGGTTCGTCCTCTAACAATCCCGCCTTACCCGTTGTCGCTCCCGATTCAATGTAATCCGTAGCGGCCAAGCCTTGCTCTACTTGAGCGTCTTGAATATATGTTCCGCTTGTGTTATCTCCTTGATACACTTCATAACGAGAAGAAACATCGCTACGAATAAGAGCGATCCCCACAAATGAATTAGAAGCAAAAATGTAGGTAACTGAACAACGATACCAACCATTACCTACCGAATCAATTTTTCTATCTATAATACCTGCACCGCTAACATTTCCTAATGTTCCATTAGATATATTAAAGTTTGCGTAATCGCCACCATCTCCACTACGAGCAAATTGAACCCAATCGTAATCTTTCTTTTTAGCATAAAAACTAAATGTTCCAATTCCGGAATACAAGCCCGAAGATTGTCTAATATAATGTTGGATAAGGCCCCCCTGCTCTCTTAACAACCAAGCATTTGTGCCTCCGTTTCTATCTGCATATCCTAATATGGCAACAGCATTATTTCCTTGCCAATTAGGGTCAAACTGATTTGAATAGGTCAAAACATTCTCTCTACCCTTCTCAATCAATCCCGTAGGGCCTACACGAGTAGCCGCAAGGTTTGAACCTCTTGAAAAGGTGAAGTCCCCG